GGGCAGCGACGAACACAGCACGTTTGCCGATCCATTCGGTGGGTTTTTGATTCCCGAGCAGTTGTTGCCAGGCGTTATGGAATTGGCACCCGAGGCCGACCCAACGGCGGGGCGTGTGACCAACATTCGCATGAACGTTTCGACGGTCAAAATCAACGCCCGTGTTGATAAAAACCACAGTTCCAGCGTGAGCGGTGGCTTGACGGTTGCCCGCGAAAGCGAAACGGGAACGGGAACTTCGAGCCGTCAAAAGTACGAACAGGTCACATTGGACGCACACGACCTTGTCGGCGTGGCCTACATCACGGAACGATTGATCGAGCAATCGCCCGCGTCGATTGTCGATCTAATCAATGCCGGATTTGCTCAGGAGTTTGCATCCAAGCAACTCAACGAAAAGTTGACCGGCACAGGTGCCAGTGAACCCGAAGGCATTCTCAATGCCGATTGTCTTGTGACCGTCGCCAAGGAAACCAACCAGACCGCCGACACCATTAACGGCGACAACTTGGTTAAGATGCGTGCTCGTTCGTACAACTTTGGCAATTCGATTTGGATGGCAAATCACGACGCCTATCCACAACTGGCCAAGGCCCATTTGGGCGGCACCAACAGTGACAGCCAACTGTATCAACACTCGATGGTCGAAGGTCGGCCCGATAGTTTGCTTGGTCGGCCAATCGTTTACTCGGAGTACTGTGAGACGTTGGGCGACAAGGGTGACATCTATCTGTGTGACTGGTCGCAATATTTGTGGGGCACCCTCGTCGGTGGCCTACGAAGTCGCGAGTCGATGCACGTTCGATTCTTGGAGCGTGAACGCACCTTGCAGGTCTACACCTGCAACGACGGACGTGCGTGGTGGAGCGCGGCATTGACGCCAGTAAACGGCAGCAACACATTGTCGCCGTTTGTGACATTGGCCGCACGTGCGTAAGCTAAAAAGTAACAACAAACACAAAAACATTGTGAGGTAATAGAAATGGCATCAGCCCAAGCAACTGATAGATTGGCGTCACGTCTTAAAGTGCAATCGTTTGACCACGACCCAGGCGGAACGACGGCAACCCTAGTAAGCCCCGACGGTGGCACGACCATCAAATACGTGGACATGAAAGACTTCAGCCAAGTGTTGATGTCGTTTTGTCCCAGCGTCATCGGTGGTTCGTTGACGAAAGTAGAAATCGTGGCCGACAGTGCGACAGACTTTTCTACCAACTTGACCGTGATCAAGGACAGCGGCACCATCGCAGCCGACGCGAATGGTGACTATGCAATCCTTGAATGCGACACCGACGACTTGGCCGACGCCGCAGCTTCAGGCGTGAGCTTGCGTTATGTGGCAGGCCGTTTGACGATGTCGACTGGAACTGACGAGGCGGTTGTCACTTACGTGCAAGTGCCAGTGCGACCAGCCGACGGACTATCCGCCACCACGATTGCATAAGGTGGGTGATAGTGGTCAAGGTTAAAATCTTGGACAACAGCGACGACCGTCTTTCGCGTTTCGACGTGGGGGCGGTCGTCGATATGTTGCCGAAGCTTGCACAACGTTGGTCGGAACGTGGCAAAGTCACGTTGGCCATCGACGAAGACAAACCGACACAGAGGAAACGCCGTGGCCCTCGTAAGAAGCGTGAACCCGACCAACCTAGCGATAGCGGTGGATGATGTCCGCGATTCGTTAGGGTTGGATGATGCGGTCGACGATTTGTTTTTGCAGCGGCTCATTCGTGAAGCCACGGCAATGGTGGAATACCGTTACGACATTTCGGTCATGTCGCAGACGTGGAAGCTGTATCAGGCATCGTGGTACGAAAAGCCGTACTACAAGCAACAGGCCGGCATCTATTCGATAGAACTTCCAAAGCCACCATTCAGTGCCGTGTCATCGATTGCGTACACGGACCAGAACGGCAATGCACAAACATGGTCGGAATCGTCCACGGGTTACCAATTAGCCAACCACGGCAGTCGTGTCCGCATTCGTCCCGCGTATAACCAAAACTGGCCAACTTTGCGGGGCGTGTTTGATTCGGTGGTAATTACATGGACGACGGGAGCGGCCAGTTATCAAGATGTGCCTTGGCAGGTCAAGCACGCAATTCGGGCCATTGTGACTTTGCGTTATGAATCGGATTGTATGCCCGACGATAATTGGTGGCACGGTTTGGACATGTTCATGATTGGCGAAGACGCGAGCATGTACGCATGAAATGCAGCGACCAATGCGGCAGTGGTAAGCCAAGTCGTCGTGCCCGTTTTCGACGGGATCGCGTAACGATCAAAAAGCAAAACACCACAACCGACAAGGCGGGCCAGCCCATCGCCAGCCCGTTGACGATTGCCAACGGTAGCGGCATCCGTTGCAGCATTGTTGATGTGCGGGGCAGCGAATATCAACGCCGTGAACAAATTGAGGCGGGTGTAGAATATGTCGTCCAAATGCGTTATCGCAATGACATCGAACCGACGTATGAACTGCTAGTAACGGCAGGCAAACACCTGAACAAAACGATGGACGTGGTGGCAGTGATTTACGAGCCGTCGGTGGGCAAGCCACGTGAAACGCACTTATTCTGTAAGTACAAGGCAAGCTAATGGCGACAAGGCAATCGTTCAAGGGCAAAAACATGCGAGTCACCACGTCGGGTGATGAACTCGACGAGGCACTTGGCAAGATTGCGTTGCAGTTGCGGACGAAGGTGGCAAAAAAGGCCGTGCGAAAGGCCGGCGGATTAGTGCGGACAGAAATGCGACGACTGGCACCCAGGAAAACCGGCGAACTACGCAAAAGCATCAAACTGGTGGTGCGTGATTATGACACATATACCTTGGCATTGGTTGGGCCGGCGGATGTGGACGAACGCCAAGCAAAAAAGAATAATGCGTTAGAGTACGGGAGCGACGAGAGAAACATTAAGCCGCACGGTTTTGTGCGTGGTGCCGGCGATAACACCAAGAATCAAGTTGAGGCGGCATTGATCGCGGCAATCCAAGCGGAGATTGGCAAGTAATGGCTGATATTGGTGTAGCATACGTGGCCTACCTTAAAACGCAGTCAACAGTTACGGACGTTGTTGGCAGTGGTGCCGATGCACGCATTTATACGGATCGATTGCCACAGGGTGCCACGTTGCCGGCCATTGTTTTGCACGATGCGATTAGCGGCATCAGCTACGAAAACCTAAGCACCGGCGACGGCATCGCCACACGTCGGATGCAATGTAACTGCTACGCTGACACAAAGCTCGTGGCGGAAAGTCTGCGGAATGTCATACGCAAGGTGACGAGTACCTACGACCACGGCACGTGGGGGACCGGCGGTGATGCGGTGTTTGTCCATAACGCGACGTTTGCGGGCATGACGACATTGGACGACGAGCCACGCGACGGCAGCGACGAGCCACGGTATTGCCGGGCGATTGATTTTTTTGTAACTCATGCCGAAACAGCGGCAAGCCCATAAGAGGAGATAAGTTATGTCAGATACAGGCAATGGTGTAGTTTTGGCACTTGGTACAAGCAATTGGACGCTAAACGTTGTGTCGATTGCGGTGGGTGGCCAGACATTGGAAATGCTCGACGATTCGGATTTGGCAACGACAGGCTACATGGAAAAGTTGGCGGCAGACTTGACCGACGCTGGCAGTTTTTCGGCAGTGTGCAGATTAAATCAGTCAGGCGACGTGCCGGTGCCAGTCACAACGGCAGAAACGGCGACAATTACTTTCGGCCTTTTGTCGGGCGAAATGACAGCGGCCACATTGTCGGGCACTGGCAATGTCACGGGTGGCGGCGATGTTAACATTGCAAATAACGAAATCATGAATACGACACTGACATTTACCTGGGATGGCCGCACAGGTCCGACGTTTACATCTGGTTCCTAATGCACATCATCCACGTTAACGGTCGCACAATTCACCGCAACGCAATCAACGGGACCGACTTTCCGATTATTGCCTGCGTGACAGCGGACGAACCGCGTGCAATGCCGACTGGCAATGTCTATGGGCACACAGTCGACATGCACGTGGGCGGTGAATTGGTGGGGCGGTTTGTGTATGATAATGACAATCCCTTGCCATGCGGGGCACGGGTGTGGTGTGAACTGTACGACAGCGTCGAGGTGAAAGTCACAAACGATGGCCCGAATCGAAATCAAAGAAGACCCACGAAAAGTTAAACACGTCGACCCGATCACGCGGGATCTGCTAGGCGTGACGCCGTTGTGTCCTGACGGCATCGGGGTGTTTGTCAACGGTATATGTAGCGGCTATTGCGACGGTGCAGGGATGCCGGTCAATATCATCCGGCGTGGATTGGCACTATTAGAGCCGGAGATTCTAGCGGCAATCGAAAAGCATTACGGCAGCCCACCACGAAGCATCAGTTTTATAGACGGTATCAAAGAATGATCGAACGCGATTGGTTTTTCAAACGTCCACAAGAGCTGCAAAAGGTTGAACTTGACGGCGGCGAAATTTGGGTGCGACCGTTGACGTTGACGGAGGACGAGGAAAGCGGCAAATACCGCCGGGAATCTAACGAGTGGCAAACGTACCTAGTACGTGTGTCATGTTGTGACAAAGACGGAAACCCGTTTTTTATCGACAACGACCAGGAGGCGTTGGGCAAAGTGCCGGCCAAATATATGTCGCCCATTATTTCGGCTATTCTTCGGGTCAATTGTTGGTTGACTGAAGACGAGGACAAAGAGGGAAACTGACGAAGGAACTTCGCGACAGGGTAGTGCTTTACATTGCCCTCAACAGCGGGGTTCCACCAAGTGTTATCCGTCACACGTGGCCTGCAAAGGACATCAACGAAATGGTCGAGGCACATCTTAAAAACGCATTCGACTTTGACGGATGGCAAAAGGCTGGTTCGATGATTGGCTGGACTCTAAATCCTGACATCAGCGACCAGTCAAAGCGTTTTGCATCGGAAGACTGGCGGGCATTCGTTCCCGGTACACCCAAGGAAGAAAAGCCAGCCGACCCGCAGGCAATGCGTAAGGCATTGGAGGCCCGCTATGGTTAGCATCGGCAAGCTAAATTACGAACTTGGGCTGGACACCAAAGACTTTGTCAAAGGTGCCAAAGCAACGCAGCAGGAAATGCGTGCCCAGCGTCGTATCATGCGGGAAACCGACACGGCGGCGGACAAGTACGAGAAGAGTTGGAAAGACATTCAGAACGCCTACAAAAAGGGCCACATCAGTGCAGACCGTGCCCGTCGGGCATTGGACAAACTCAACGACGAATTCAAAAAAAGTGATAAGGTGTTCGACAAGGTGGTCGTCGGTGGCAACAAATGGTCGAAGTCACTGAATGGCATGTTGCCGAGTATTAGTGCTGTGACTGTAGGCACGCTAGGTGCCGAGGCAGCCATGAAAGCATTCAGCATGGCAATCGGAGCTGCCCGTTCTATTGCAAATGCGTTGGCGGAACAATTCCCATTGATTGACGAGATAGCAAAAGTGTCGCGGCGGTTGGGCATCGCCACAGAGGAGCTTATCGGATTTCGGTTTGCAGCGGCCCAGATGTCAGGCATGGCAGGCGGCGAAGTCGACCAAGCGTTGCAGCGGATGATTCGTCGCATATCGCAAGCGGCAAATATGTCTGGCGAGGCGAAGGCGGCACTGGAAGAACTGGGTTTGTCTGCCAGTCAGTTAAACAAAGACCCAATGCAGGCACTATTTCAGATTGCCGATGCCTTGGCACAAGTCGAAAGCCAGGCGGACCGCGTACGATTAGCACAAAAACTGTTTGACAGCGAAGGCGTTAAATTAGTCACGACCCTACAAGAAGGCCGCAACGCACTGATTGGATATCAGGAAGCGGCAAGAGAACTGGGGTTAACGTTTTCGGAAATAGACGCTGCGAAAGTAGAAGAACTCAACGACAGCCTGCACACGATGGAGATGGCAATTCAAGGGATCAAGACCCAGGCTGCCATTGCCATCGCGGATGATTTGAACGGTGCATTGCAAGGCACCCTGGAGCTAGTCAAAGCCATAACGCCTTACATGCAGACAATCATGCGTGGCGGCATGGAAATGGCAACGATGTATGAGACTGGCATGTTCCAGGGTTTTGGCAGTGCCGCTGCCGGCCCGCTGGGCGGTGCGGTTGGCGGCGGTATGGTGCAGGGGGTGCGAAGTGCTGGGTTGTGGGGTCACACGGTTATGCAGCCATTGAAGGAACGAGAGCGGGAACTTGACCAACAGATGCGAGACTTAGAAAAAAAACGCAAAAAGGCGGAAACCCAAGATTTAGCATCGCCCGAGGAGGAGGTGGAATACGATGCGTTTGGTACGGGATTTGGAAACGGCCCAGCGGAAAACACGTGGGAAAGCTTATGGGATTCGATGGAAGACAATACTGCCGAGATGGAAAAGGAAAGGGCAGACCGTAAACGCCACAATGAAGCGATGGATAAGCTATACGAGGCCGAACGCAAGACCTACGAAGAGCAGTTGGCCCAAATAGATAAAGAAATTGAGGCAGCCAAAAAGGCCGAGGAAGACCGACTGGAGCATAACAAGCGTGTGAAGGAAAGCCGCGACCACGATATACTGGTGGCAGCGGGCAGCCAGCGGGCACGTACGATGGAACTTCGGGCACGTGGTTTCGGCCCTAAAAAGGAAGTCCAGCAGGTGCGAATTGCCGACGATCAATTAGATGAATTGGTCAAGGAGAGGGAGACAATCGTGGAAATGGAAGACGAAGTGGGGCGGCCTGTATGACCATCACATTTGCACCACATTCGTTAAAAAGTCACACGGTCGACAAGGAAGGTCGGCGGGCGTATACCGTGCGGTATCTGGTATCGGCTTCTGCATCGGAAGGGCCAGT